GCCTCATAAGCAGCACGGTCATCTAACAGTATAGCACCACCACGGCCAATGTGTAAAGGCTTAGTATAGCCAAAGCTGAGACACTGCATCTGGCCCCCACGATACATGTTGCGTTCTAGTCTACGTGCGCTGTCCCAAACACGGGTCGCTTCAAACTTGTACTCACCTACCCAATGCTGTCTATGTGAAATGGTATCTGGGTAGTAGTCATAAGCAATACCCAACTTGTGCATGGTCATTGGTATGCTCAAATAGGTATAGGGAGTAAACGTGCATTGTTTGATCTTGTCATGGCGCAAACACAGCTCAATGGCGTGTGTGCAACAATCAGTCATGACCACATAGGGTGCGCCTGTAAACTCGGCCAGTGCCAGTTCAAATCTTTTAATATCGTCAAATGTCATCTGCTTCGGTACCATTTATATGCTGAGTCAATGATGGTTTCAATATCACTGAATTGTGGAGTCCAATGTAAGAGCTCGTTGGCCATTCTAGTGTCGGCAACCAGTTCTGCTGGATCTCCAGCTCTAGGTTCCCCAAAGTATACTTGAGCAATACCATAACGTCCAAAAACATAATCAACAATTTGTTTGTTACTGATGCCCTTGCCTGTGCCCAAGTTCATTACATAAGCACCATCTTGTGGATAGTCACTGGTCAAGAAGTGATAGCCTTTGACATGTGCTAGAGCAATGTCCCAAACGTGTACATAGTCACGCACACAAGTTCCATCGGCGGTGTCAAAATGTTCACCATTAATTGTAAAGGCTCTTTCAGTTAGACTTGCTTCGATCGCACGAGCTATAATGTGTGTGGCACCCGGCTCTTGTCCAAGATCATATGTGTCGGGCATGGCGCCTGCTGCATTAAAATAGCGAAAGCACAAGCTGCTAATACCATAACCCGCGCTGTAGTCGTGCAGCATACGCTCTACAGCCAATTTGGTTTGCCCATAAGGACTAACAGGATCTGTAACAGCCTGTTCAACAATGGGCATGAATTCAGGCGTACCGTACACGCTGGCACTGCTGCTGAACATGATACGTGGCTTGCGGCGCATATGGCGTATGACATTCAGCATCTTGACTGTTTTAGACACGTTATTGTCCCAATACTCGCCGGGATCTGTTATGCTAGGGCCCACTAGACTTGTGCCGGCACAATGTACAATCAGCACAGGTTCCAGTGACACAATCATGGCCAGGGCTTCTTCGCTGGCAAAGTCTGCTTGTAGAAAGCCGTCAATGCCTGCCAGTGTGTGTTCTCTACGCTCAGTGTCAATAATGGTCACAATGTTTTCTGCGTCAGCATATTTGAATGCTCGCGCTACATGGCTACCAATGTAGCCGCAACCACCTGTTACAATTATGTTTTTATTCATCTTGGTTTTTAATGCCTGCTAGGTTTTTTAACATTACGTATTGGTCAAATAATTTAACCAATTCATTATCCTCGCCGAGATACCATTCACTTGCGGCCTTCAGGCTCAGTGCTCTTAACTGGTCTTCTGTCAGCCGGGGAAATTTCTCTCCAGCTAATGTGATCCAGATATCTAGTTTAGTATTTAGACTCACGTGTGTGCTTACGATAATCAGTTGACATGCGTAGCCATTGCTCGCCTAAGCCTTCTAAGATATCACAAATGCGATCAACAGTTCCGTCGTTCCACGCACTGATACTGCCCATCAGTGGACTTGGAGTCTCCAACAAGACTTCTAGTTTGTTCAGTGCATCTTCTATTGACCAAGGGATATAAAGCCGAGTATGATCATTGCTAAAGGTTTCAGGAAAACTACGATAAGCAGGGTACAAAACATTGCAACCAAGTGCGTCAGCTTCGGAAACGGTGTTCGAAACCCAATCTTGCAAAGCACAATTAAACACAACACGACTGTCATTAACGATGTTGTAGTAGTCATTTTTAGCCAAATCCTCGTTAAGTGTTAGCAAGCCACGTGCCTGCATGTCTCGAGTACGTTGCATATAGCTGTCGTTGTTGCTTTTGAGTTTTGCACCCGAGCACACAGCAAACTCTACGCCACTATTGGGATGACAAACATTCCATGCTTCAATAATGTCCATATAGAAGTCAGGCTGCTTCTCTTGATCCCAACGTGCGCTAAACACCACACGCCGCTTACGATCCGCAAATGGCTTAATAGCACCAACACGTTCTTGTACTTCTGCCTTGCCAAATGCCAAGCCACTAATGTTGTAGACGGGTGCTTTCCAACCCGCAATCTTCATGTGCATTACCATTTCTTCGTTGGTAGCAAGTACGCCATCAACGAATGAATCAACCATGCGTTCATAGTGACCCATAAAGTCGCCCATTCCCCAGACATGGACAAAATCGTCGGGATCAATAGACTGAGCAAGACAACGAACAAAGATCCTCGGGCGCGATGCTGCTGGGATCTGTTTAATGATGTAAGGTAAACTTTCGATACCTGGCTGGAACATGTCCTCAAAGTAGATAACATCTTCATTGTTTATTTCTCCTGCCTTCATCATGCCAACCAAGTTCATCAGCTGACTCATGCCAAAGTAGGTGCGTCCATGTGCATCCAGCACTTGTCCTGTCACAATGGCTTGGTCATTGCTGAGTGTGTCGCCAGGTACAATTTGATAATTGATGCCACGACGTTCAAACACGCGAGTATTCCACTCTGTTAGTTGTAGAGTGTAACGTGCTTTGTAGGGCTCTAGGCCCATGTAGTATAGTTTACGCACAATTAGTCCTTTTTCAAGTATGGAGCAAGTTCGGGCGCGGTCCAGCCAACTGGCTTCAATACTTTGCCATCCTCACGTTTGCGTACCTTGCCAGTTTCTTTGTCGATCTTGGCAAAGTTGGTACGCATGACTTCTTTCCACGCACCTTCGGCGTCTGCACCCATGCTGTGTAATGCACCAACGGTGACAACTAAGATGTCAATTAGTGCATCTACAGTTTCGACTTTGTTGTGTGCTGTGATTGCATCATATAATTCTCTAACTTCTTCGCCAATCAATGAAACATATAAGTTAAATTGATCTTTGTTAAACTCGTCAACACTTTGGTCGCAAGCCCGCATGAACTTTTCTTGATCTCTAAACGGATTAGTCATCAGTAGGTCCGAACTTTCCAGTTGCTGTTCTTGTCACGTGGCGCAAACAATTTGCGCTCTTTGGGATAAGGACTCCAGTTGTCTTTTGGGTGCTTTCCGTTTTTGACACGTTGCAGCTCGCCCCAGGGTGTCTTCTCGTTGTACAAATGACTTTCGTCATACACATAGCCTTGTCGTTTGCAAAACGCAAGATATTCTTCGAGGTCATCAAAGATGTTGCGTACTTCATTTTTCATCTTGAAGTATTTTTGCAGATGTTCGTTAGCCATTTTATTATTTCCTTAATTTTTAATGGAGTTGTAGGGACGAGTGGTGTTATATTTGATGAGTGCCCCATTCTCACCATCTTCGGCAACTTCAATCCAAACATCACGCTCTGGATATCGTGCTGCAATCTGTAGGTACAGATCGTCACTGATCATTTCGCATGACTTGAAGTCGAGTTGTACTGTGCCGTCACGGTACAGATTTTCCAACCAGCGCTTAAACTGGATAAACTCAATGTCTCGGTCGTTGTGGAATACATTGATCCAGACACGAAAATGGAATATATGGCGATGAGGCACACCAAGAAAACTAACATCGTATTCGTCACCAGTTGCCAACGCGGGATCTGTGGCGGCTGCTGGGTATTTGTGAATTCCTTCTTTGCGGAATGTGACCCAAATTTTTCTTTCGGCATGTTGTTTGATTCTTTCAATTGTGTCTCGTTCATCTTGTGTCATGTTTATTTCCATTCAAAATGTTGATTCAATGCGTTGTTGGTTCTTGAGATGGTGCGTATTTTATTCATAGCAGTTGTAGTGATTCTTATGTTGTAAGAAGTATCGTTGTTGTAGCCATCCAATATCATTGCCTTGTTGCTACTGGTAACAGATTTATCTCTGCTGCCTTGCAACAATTGATCACGTACATCTTGCCAGGATTCCTGCAACAAACTGCGAGTTTCTTCAATGTCCATGTTAACAAGTTCAACGTCAACTACCGTTTGCAGTTGACCATCCCATGTTATTTGATTTTGATTCTTCATCTTTTCCCAAATTTTAGTGTCTAGGAAATCTGGAGTTGCTAAGATATCATTGATGGTCATTGATCCCTGCGTCCAGGCCGAATTAGACCCACGCTTTTTGGTTTTGTTCTCAACACCTAGATCTGGCAAATCAACTGTACCACGAGTGTCAACATTGTGCCCGTTTTCAGCAAGTTGGTCTTCGGCCCAAATACCAACACCGTTATCGGCCTTTGTATAGGGTGTTGGGATAGCTGTGCCTATAGCAATATTGTTTTTTAGGCTTTTGATTTTGATTGAGCTCATAGTGGTAGGTCCTTGGTGTATTGTGTCCAGTCTGTGAACGCCTTGCGATCCATTAGCGAATGAACACTATGGCACCACACACCGGGGTTGGTTGAGTCAAAATCTACATCATCGATCTTGAGTGTGGCATTGTAGTTCAGCAGTCGGATGTAGGGCATCTTGACCGATAGCATGGGAATGAATGTGTTGTGCTCACACAATCCACTTTCTGCTAGTCCTTCTACACGGCTGACATCAATGTCCAGGGTGCAGAAATAGCCCTTGTCCAAAAATGGCATGATCATTTTTTGCCAATGTGTCCATGCTGCATAGTCATTGACATCGAGATTGGGAAAACTTTGGTTAGCACCAAAATAGATATGTTCGATGCCGTCTGCTCTGCTGAGATTTAGAGCAATGTCTTCTATGGTTTGCACACCTACCACAAACAGAGTTTTCTTTCCGTATGCAGCGGTATGCTCTACTTCAATGCCAGTAAAGAATGTAACTTCCTCGTGTCCGTCTCTAATCATTTTGCTCTTTGCGATGTTGTTGCTTTAGTTTAGCAATTTCATCTCGTAAATGCAACCGCTGTTTCTTCAAATCATGTATATTGTTATCTTCGTACTTACCATCTCGAATCATTTGGTCAATTTGTTTGTCCAAACGTGCGTGTTCTTCTTCCAAATGTTTTACTCGATTTAGCCAATTACTCATTATTCCTCCAAATTGTCTAGTAGTTGTTCGTTGAGTTCGGGCTCTTCATATTCTGTTTCGGTATCTTCTGTTACAAAGAGACTGTTAAAGATGGTATCAGTAACATGTCGGACCTTTTTACCCAAGCGCCCACGCCCACCAATGATCTCTGTCCAATAGTTATCGTATTGATCAATGATGGCCTCACTTTCGGCTCGTGTTGGTGCTGCAAAAATACGCTCAACGATTTCGTCAAATCGTTCGCCTGTTGATTGGCTACGCATCATGCCAGGAAATTCACCTGCATCAAAACGTCTGTTGGCTTCTTGCACCGCAGTCAAGTGCATCCATACATTGTGCCCCATTAACAGTGCATAACTGAAACTATCCCAGCTGGTGCGTCCCCATTTGTCGTTTTTGTTCTTGTCAGGCAACACATCGTACAAGGATTCATCTTGGAAGTTTTCGGGTGTAATGGTTACACCTGCTTTGGGCACACCGGGTTTGTAAATGCAAATATCTCGCATCTGACACATGGCACTAATGGGGCTTTCTGTAAAACTTGGAAAGATACCGTCTTGTACCACTGCATCACCATACTTGCGTGTGTCTGTACTGTACTTCTTGTCATCTGCACTCGGTCCCATCTTGTAGCTCCATTTGCCGTCGTGTGGGAAAGCATTTTCGTAATACACTTGTCCATTGGCAGTGGCCAGGAAAGGACTTGCACAGTCAAAGCTGATGGTAAATGCAGGGTTAGCATATTTGCGAACATTGCGCTGTATCACAGTCAACAGCACAGCCCATTCCAGTTTACTGGTGCCCAAGAAGTGCATCCAATCGTGTACACCTTCCTGCAACAAGCCATCATATTTGAGTGCGATCAAGCGTTTCAGAATCAAATGTACATCACACATGTTTTGCCCGCCCATGGCCCAACCATTAAAATGTGTGTCAGGATATTGTGCAGGATCGCAATAGCCTTTCATCAGCTCGTACCATTCATCTGCGGCCGCATGGCTTGCACCCTGCAACACGTTGAGAATCTTGGCACCACCATTAGCAACACCTTTGCGATTACGCATAAAGTATTCGTTGTTGTGGTGTGTGGCAGCAATGGCCTCGTTGTGACTCAAAATACCCACTTTAGCACCAGCTTCGGGATTGTTAACAATCCATGTGGGAATATCTAGCGTCATAGCATAGTCAGCAACACCATCTAGCCATTTAAGTACTGCTTCACGTTTGGCCTGTGCCTTGGGGCAACCCGAGTTGGCTTTCCAGTCGCCTTCCCACAAACCTTTGGCAATTTGGAATCCACCTGAGTCTCCCAGTAGCGTAGTGTTGGGATCACGTTGACGTACCATATCCTCGCTGCTGACAGGTTTGGTCAAATCCAAGTTGGCATGCCCACCTGAGTAGAGACTCCACTTGTAGGGAAACAGACTCTTTTGTGCATCAAGCCAATTCATCTGCTCCATGTCAGTTAGCCCTTGCGGGAAACGTGCTGGGTCAACATACTGTTCTGCTCGTTGACGTCCGATAAATGTGGCATAGAAGCCCGAGATCGCAGGAAGGAATACTGCGTAGTCTTGTTGTTTTGCGGTTAAGTTATCTTGGCTCATAATAGTAGTTTGCGGTTCTAATAAGTTCGTAGTCTGCTTGGTAACGTGCAATAATCTTTGCTTTTAGTTCAGGATCTTGTTCAACCCTAAAGCGCATGTGGTTAGAAATTGTTTTTGTATCGTAATTGTCATCACTGCGATTGGCAGCTATAGGATTATTTAGACCTAGATTGCAGTTGAGAAAACTTTCTAAATCTTCACCCAATCCGCGATTGAGTTTGAAGTAAGTAACAGGTACAGACTGGTTTAGTTGTTCAATGAATTTTACTTGTTCCGTAGTATGGTCGTCAAATACTATTTGATCAAAAATAATACGTTGAGTGAGATCATTATAATCTTCTCTAAAATGATCACTGCCATAGCCTGCACTACATACCCAGCTGGCTGCATAGGTAGCAAATCCACTGATCCAACGTTCAACAGGATCCCGTAGTACCACAATGGCCTGACTGTAATTGTCGTCAGTGGTACTGTGTTGCCAATTGTTGGACAATAACAAATTGGTCATGAAGGTGCTGGCGTTTTTGGGAATGTTTAAGTAAAAAACACCCTCGGGAGAAACTAATCCTCCCTTGGGTGTATAACCTCTAGAGACCAAATGCTCAAGCATTATTTTGTCTGTGCTGGAAGAATGTAATTGTATTCAATCAAGCCCGAGTCAACTGTGATCATGCTGGCACCGTCGTCACTTATGCGATAGGTCTTGTCGCCTGGTAAGGCCAATATTGCCAATACAACACCCACTGGCCAGTGGAACTGTGTGCGTGTGAAGTTGCCACCAACACTGGCTTGGAACACAAAATTACCTGCATGGCTTGTTGGGTCACCAAAGAAGAACTTGAGATCGCCGTTTTCGGTCTTGGCAGTGAAAGTTGTTTCTTCGCTGTTTGCGGCTGCTTGGAAACGCAAGCGTTGAATGTTTTGCACTGTGGGAGTAAACTCTACGCTCCACTTGACTCCACGAAATTTGGGACTCTTGAGTTTGTCGTTGATCACGTTGGCATTCATGTAACGATAGTCGTTCTTGAAGTCACCTGCAGCATTTTCAAAATGTAAACCGCTGGGCACAGTATTGCCATCTGCGTCTTTTTGTGTGTTCACTGTGATTTTGGCATCTTTGCTGTATTCGTCAATGCCCAAGATTGTTTTTAGTTTGCCTAGATTGGGCATACCAAATGTACCAATAAAGTCAGGATGTGCATCTTTGAACTTGGCTTCAAGGATAACACTGCGATCTTCGCTGATGGTATTGATCTCTGTTGAATCGGCTGTGCCTGTGATCTTGATCAAATCAATACCGCCAAGTCCGTTAGTGTGTTGTACGATGTCTTTTAAATAATCTTGCATGTGTGCTCCTATAATGATTGATTGTAACAGTTTGTATTTAGACCTGTCAAGGGGTTCTACGTTCTATTTTGCCCAATACCTGATGTGCCTTGACAGTGTGTAGTACACCAGGTCTTTTTATCTCTAACCAACTGATATTGGGCTCTTCATTGCACGAGGCAACTATTTCAAATCCCATACTTTGACAAGTTGGTATCAATATGCTCTGTGGTAGATAGGTCTGTGCATAGTTTTCGGCCATGCCGGCCCCTGCGGGGGTATCTCCATCATTGTAACTGAACATGAATACACCTCCAGGACGCAAAAGCGTGAACATTTGTCTTAACACCTGTGTCATGGTGTCCAGACTGATGTAGTTAAAATGCCCCCAGCTGAACACAAAACCAAATTGACGCTGTGGCAGCGCTCCAAAGTCATGATGGTTCAACGAGTATTTGCGTAAACGTCTTTGGTATTCGTCGGGAAATTTGCTAGTGGTACTGTCTAAAAATTTAGGGTATTTGTCCACTATATACAGGGGATCTGCAGCCACAAGGTACTGTGTCCACTCGCCATCTCTGCATCCAATTTCCAATGCTGGATAACGCCAGTCAGTATAAATTTGTATACGTGACTTGATTTTGTCTTCCACTTCTTCCCGCAAATGAATACGTCTTGCATTACGAACATGATCAAATCCGCCGTCATGTTCTTCAATATCGTAACTTTTGGCAAATATCTCATGGCTTAGATCTGTGATTTGCTGATCAATTTCCTGTATTTTTTTGCGGTGCTGTGTGTAGGGCGCTTGTGTTTGCTCTACCAAGAGGTCGCAATAGCTAGACAAGCTGTTGATATAGTCTACAACATCCGGCGACATTACAGGAACTTGATGTTTGGTATTTTCAATTTGTACACGTAACTTTTCAATTGCGTGTACAATTTCGTCGGTGTTAAAATTTTCGCCTAGACACTTCTTAAGCACAACCAAATCGTATAAGGACATGATCACTCCCAAACAAACAGGCTATCAAATGTTGACTTGGTGTCAGTGTTGGCAGCAATATCCCAATCCAATACACCTAGCAAGTTCTCTACCTTTTGATCCACAATGGCAGTTTCCATCTTGTCTTGGTCAAATGGCAGTTCTTTGAACCATGCGGGAATACGTGACTCGTCGGTGGGATAACCAACACTGGTATAGCCCAAGGGATTGTCCTTGAGTTTGCACACAATGGTTTTCATACCGTCAATGATCTTGGCCGAGTAGTTGTCGCCGTGCATGTTGCGTAGTCTGTTCCAGTTCATGGCAGCACGAACATGCCCGGGCATGTTGGCTTTGCCCAACTTGGCTTCCTCGGCTGTGTACTTGGTTAAATTGTTGACACGTTTGGGTGTACCTTTTTCCCAGGCCGGCAACTGTTGGAACACCAATTTAAAGTCACGTACTTTGGCAATGATGGCTTCACGTTCAGCGCCGGTCAGCACATCCAACAAGATCTCACTCAAGAAATCCTGCATGACCTTGGGGGTATCTGATCGCTTCAAGTCCAAGCCCATGGCCTTTACTTTACCTGGTTTGCCATCAACATCCAAGCGTTTGCCTTCGAGATCAAATATCAGCACAGCATAACGCTTCTTCTTGATGAACAAGCCCTTCTCAGCAATCAGTTCACGACCGCCTTTGATGATGGCACCCATCTCGCGGGGACAATGACAAGCACGTTCCATAAAGCCCGGGAATGACTCGTTCACACTGTCTGCAATAGTATCGTAGAGTGCAATACACACATCCTTGTTCCACTCCATGCGTCCTGCTTCAATGTCTTTCTTGAACACAGGATATGCACTAAAGTAAACTGAGTCAGTATCACCATAGATAACAGTTTCGCCCACATGGTCATACTTGCCAGTCAAGCATTCATTAACGTGACTGTCCATGTGGTGTGCAATGGTACGCCCTGTCAGTGTAGTACTTTGGCCAATGCGCTTGTCAAAGAACCTACAGCCGGGATTCAAAATAGCACCATATAAACTGTTCAAGTTAATCTTCTTAACAAGTTGTCGCTTGTCCCAGAATGCAATGTCCTCTTTGTCTGTTGCTTCCTTCTTTTTGGCCTGCATCTCTTTGCGTTCTGCATACCAACGTTCCAACAGGCCCGGAATAATGCCCTTCATGTCGTACTTGAAGATGGTACCGTTGGCACTGATGACCCAGGGCTGATTGCTTTCAAAGATCATGCGCCACACTTCAGCGGCTGTGTGCGTTGTACTCTGCTGGCTTTCTTCCCAGTCAATGGTGATGTCAATGCCCTGTTGGCATTCCATTACTGCTGTGTACTCTAGACTGCCAAACAAACCTTCCCACGCATCAGCAAAACTGGACCCTGCGGCCATTTTGTCACTGATGTACTGGTCAGTCATTGTTTGTCGTAACTGTCCGACAATGGTTTCTGGTCCCATGTTGAGGGCGCGAATAGCCGAGGGATAGAGACTGTTGATGTCGATGGCGCCAATGTATTCGTGCATACCCCGTTTGGGATAAGCAACATAGGCACCTGCGGCTTGCGTTTGACCTTGTTCATCACGACCTTTCCTATTAGGGACAATCATACCACGCCCGTGTGCTTCATTAATGATAGCTTGCTCAGTCACAGCAACCGCACCCATTGTGGTCTGTAACAACACAGTATTATCGTGAGCAATTTCGTTGGCCAGATCTAGAAAGCGTAGTTTCTTATCCAACTTGGCCAACAACATGGTATCTTGTCTGTTATAGTCGATGAACTTGGGAAAGTCTTTGTTGTACAGTTGGTCCAACGTGCCTTCATAGGCCACTTTGCGCTCATCTAGTTCATATTCGCCAATGGCGTCCAAACTATAACTATGTCGTTCTTCGTATGTGTACTTGCGATACAGTTGCATATAGTCCATATGCACACGGCCCACAAGGTCAAATGTGATGTTGGTGGCACCAAAGCGTTCAAATTCACGCCGCTTGGGAAACTGATTCCACAAGCACAGTCGGCGTGTGTCGTCTTTGGTCAACACCCGCATGGTACGCATTACGGTATAGGGAATATCGAAGCCCTCACTGTTCCAGCCACTTAGGATGTCTGCATCTTGGATCAAGTCAAAGAATGTATTCAACATGTCTTCTTCTCGTTCAAACAAGAAACAGTTGTCAAAGCGATCACAGATCTCTTGTGCGCTTTCCCAGCTATAGGTCTTGGGAGGCAATACCAAGGTGACCAGTTTGTCTAGCCAATCCAAGTACACTGAGAAGGCAGTGATCTTGTTAAAGGGATCTGTAGTGGGAGCGTAGCCTTTGTCAGGGTGGAAATCCACCTCAATGTCAAAAAATGCTGTTTGCAGTCGAGGTGACGTTGCACCTAGATAGTTGTTTTCAAGGCAGCGGAAGATTGGGTTAATATCACTTTCCCAATGCTGCTTGTTGCTTTGTAGTTTTAGTTCTTTGTGATATTCTTTGTTGCTACGACTACTGAATCGGGTAACAGGTGTGTCAAAGATTGTGCGATATTTGCCCTTGGGGTCATCGTAGTAGAATACGTATTCTGCGGGAAAGTCACGGTATTCTCTAACACCGTTTACACGTTCGACCACGTGGATGCGATCTTTTGCTCTGTCATAGAGAGCGTCAACATAACTCATAATACTCCTTTGTATAGTTTAAAGCCTATACTGACTCTACATGCCGTTTCAAGTCCGGCGAGACTGTAATATTACTTATCTTATTGCAAGGCAAATCTAATTAAACCAATACCATCTATGGTTACCAAGAAGATACTGTTGGCCATTAAGCCAAAACTTCTTCGTGTGTAACAGGCCCAGCCGCTGGCAACACATCCTGAAATAAAAATGCAGTACAGTGGCACTACTGGAATGTTGGGCACCGTGACTGCAAACATTATAGCACTGATGACGCTGCAACTCCAAGCAAAAACTTCGGCACAGAATCTCAAAGGATAACTGTTCCAATCATTACGTACATAGTTGACGAAGTTTTGTAAGAAGTTTTTCATGTGGTTAGATTGGCCCAAAGTTGTCGGGTGTTACGTGCCCAAATTTCTAATAGTTGCCTATTATGTGGTTTGTGACTTTTCAGTAATCCGTCAATCACAGCAACTACTTCTGCTCCTGTGGCCTTTACTACACCTAGCTCATCCAAGCAGCTGGTCCATGCGTATTGGCTGTCAACCACCACTGGCATAAACTGTAGACACTCTAGCACTGCAAGCCCCGGGCATTCGTTTCGACTGGGAATGTATGCCACTCGATGCTGTGCCATTAGCTCATACATGGCCTTGCGTTCACTGAGCTTGAATGTGTGTACATCAGCGCCTGCAAATAACTCTGAGTCAACCTCATGAGTTATCACCGTTGGCGTTACTCCTAGCTCACGGGCAACACGCATAAACTCACTGGCACCTTTACGTTCTGTAGCATCACCAACGTAGAGTAATCCACGTGTTGGTGCTGTAGTGGGCTCGGGTGCTAGTGAGAATGGTGCAGGAGTATACACTGTTCTATAGGGCCAAACATTAGTGGTGGGCACATTTAAACCTATGCGATGGTTAGTGGTATTACAAATATCAATTTGCATTTGCAAATATTCGTCGCTTAGGAAGCTGTATCTTGCGCCCGCTGTGTATACATCACTCTCGTGTTGTACGAAAATACAATCTCTAAATTGATTTTCACAGCCCAAGAAGCTGTGAAGATCATGTGCAATCACCAAGTCTGGTTCTACATCTAATTTTGTAAAAGCCTCGCGCACGTCATCTGCGACTTGATGTTCTACCTGTAACCACACATGACCATCTCTCCAGTTTGGCTTGTAAGCCGATGGTATATTACAATATAATGTTTCGTCTGTGTTGATGGTTTGTGTGGGTTTCGCATCGGTTACGAAAAGTACACGATGCCCCATACTGCGTTGTAAATCTATTACAGTATTAATATACCTAGTAATACCATTGGGTCTCAGCAGTACGCTACTACAGGTATGAACAATGGTCTTCATTAGAGTGTCTTGCCAACAGTTTCTAAAATAGTATTGAGCTCGTCGTGGTCTCGATTGGTTTCACCCAGTTTGGCCTTGTGTGCAATTTTGATTGCCTTCTTTAAGGTGCCGGGCTTGATTTCCAATTCTTCTGCTACTGCTTTGACGGTGTCGCTAAGGCCAGCACTCAAGTCCTCAATCTCTTGCATGACCTGCATGCCTTCGTTGATTAGCTGTGTGAGTTTGGCTTTGGCTTCGCCATTGAATGTGCGATCATAATCACTCATGTGTTCTCCTTTAATAAAACTATTATACAAATATTGTGCTGCAAATGCAATGCTTTTGGCGTTATCCTTTGAAATTTTCCAAACATTCAATTATCGCTTCCTTGAGTCCCGGATCATGTGGGTAGTGTGCTCTTAAATTTTTGTCGAGGTACGCAGGACGTTGTTTTGGGTCCCGCACCAAACTTTCTACTTTGCGCTTGTTGTTCAAGTATTCTTGATTGTGATCGAGATCAAAGATGTACTGCTTTGCATCCATTTTGTGTTGTGCAGGATTGTGGCACAACTTATGTAAATTTGAATAACTCCAACATTGAAAATACTCTGTATTGTAAAATACCGTGTTGCTGTACTTTTTCAAAGTGTCATCAGAGATGCAGGGCCTTCCTGCGGTTGATCTTGTGTCAAGGAAAGGGCGCAGCAGGCTAAATTCCCATTTTAAATTGTAGTAGTGCCACCACCACCAATCAGAAATGGAGTCAATTCCTGCTACTCCCACTTCATCTATATTGGCGCTTACTTTATTGGTATACCAACGCGAAAAATCCACAGTGCCGCCGGTATTGACAATGCCTTGCACAATTAAATTTTGATTTTGTCTCCAAGGCAGGCGCTGCTGGTTATTGGCCAACAAATGACGATACATGGGCATACTGGGACCAAACACACAATCTCCAGGATCTCCATGCAACAACACATGCTCGTCAATGAACTCGTTGGTAACATCAAGCTCATCAACTTCTCTGCACTCAATTTTGTTTTTGATCAACTTGTTATAAAACTCTGGGTTTTCTTGTATGCTTTTGTTCGAGCAATAAATCACCAACTGTGACAAGTTTGTTGAGTTTTTGATCAGTGCAGCCAACACACAGGTGCTGTCTATGCCACCACTCCACATGATTGCAATGCGTTGATCAAGGGATAACAATTCATTGGCTCTGCGATCCAGAAGTGTGGCCAGTGTGTTGTTATTGAATTTTAACTTGGGTGCAGCAAACAACGGGTTACTGGTTGCACCCCAGGGATTGGTAAATGTGCCCTGTCGTGGTCTAACATCGTGTAGTCCCAACACATACGAACCAATACTGGCCCAGTATTGTCCGCAGGGATTGGAAATATTGGCCCAGCCTACTCCAATGGGCAAATTTACCAATGCACTGGATTTTAAATTTTCAATATGATACTGAATATATCGACTGTACATTTAGACATTATAAACTAATGATTGAAAGAATACAAAAAGAAAAATGCTCACTTTAGAACAACATTCCGGGGCACGACTCCCATATTGTTCTGCCCAGCAGCCGGGCACACCTCCGTTACGAATAACGGTCCTAAGGGTGTTCTTACTTGTTGTGTTTGGCTCTTCCAGCCTTCATGTTGGCCAACCAGTGTGCCATACGAGCCTTCTCACCTGTTGAATGTTTAGCAGTATTGCGTAGACTACTTACACTGGCTTTGGTATTAACGCCCATACGCTTGCTGAGACCTCGGCGTCCAGGATTTTTACCATCAGCAAAGTTTTCATTTTGCTGTGGTTCTTTCTTGTTGGTCTCGTCGTCGTAGTGTTGCCAGTTGTGATAGACTTTTTCTTTGGGCTCCAGTTTTGGGCCTGCAGGTTGACCGTAATCGTCCCAGGACTTTTTCTGTTCAGGAGGATCTTTGAGCTCGTTCAGGGCACCAAAGTAATCGGGATGTTGATCTGCAAAGTCTCTCATAAGCACTCCTGCCACAGCATTGGCTTGATTTTCAACACGACTTCCGGTGGCACCATCGCCCGGCTGGATCATGTCAAGTTCACGTTGTTTGTGATGCACCAGTTCGTGTGCTAGGGTACGTAGTACGTCCATGACGTGACGTCCGCCTGTAGCAACCTGTACACTATTGGTATCAGGATCAAACAAGCCAAATGTAGGATGTTCGCTAGTGCCAATTTGTCGTTTCAACTGTATGTCGGGCAACTTGTCTATGCCCAAACGCTTTGCTACATAGGGCACAAAGTCGTCGGCTGCTGACTCGGCATCAACACTTTCGTGTAGCTGTTTGGGTAAGAAACAGTCTGCAATGCTCTTGCACATGCGTTCAATGTCGTGATTTTGAGTAAAACGAATATCAAAGTCTTCGTGTTCAACATGACTTTGACTTGGATCTCTGTAGCCACAGTATACAGCACGTACCGGAGTAGTGTCAATTAGTTCTGTACAGCTAATACCCTGTCTATCTGCTATTTCATCTGTGCAAGGACTGAGCGTTGTAACAATGACGCAACCTTCGGGTAATTTGCCATGCTTGTTTTGATAGTTCTCAATAGCAGCACGTTCTGCATGTACACGTTTACCGCTTGGCAAACGATGATTAATACCGTACTCAATACGATGTTCAGGACCAACCACTGCGGCAGCGACAAAGCCATAACGTTCAGCGTCTTGCTTTTGATGTGCCAGGATGCCTTCGCACAATTTGACCAAGATGCGATCATAAGCACCTGTATCTGCGGATTCGGCTAGGCTGTATTTTTTAAGTTGGCGTTCGATCTCGCCAGGGCGCACGTCCTTGGTTAGACTCATACTATAGCGTGGATCATGAGCTTGTGCCTTGGTGGCAACAACTCCGCTGGCATCTTCGTTGTGTTTTTTACGGCCAGCACAATGAGCTCGTTGACTGAAACCTTTGGGGTGCGAGCAGTCAATACTGTGCTTGTATTTTTTACTCCACTTTTCGTTCAAAGGGTCAAACAGCTCGTAGATGTTCATTTCAGTACGCTTCTCAACATCCATGAGTGCTTGCGATGTGCGTCTATGCGTTCTGCCAGGAAGTTGCTGAAGCCGTGTTCGCCGGATTCTTCTGCACGATCATAAACCATTTTTAACAAGATGACCATTTTGTCGCTATCGGCCAGCAGTGTTTGAACCATGACAGCATCGGGGATGACTTCAGTTTGATCATCAACACGAGTCAAGATAGTCAACTTGCTCAAGCTGCCAGGAGCATAGCAGTCCATGGCACGTAGTTTTTCAGCAAACGCATCAATGATGCCGTACACTTCTTCGTAAATGGTTTTAAACAATTCGTGGAATTGTTGGAAATGCACGCCTTCCACGTTCCAATGGAATTCGTGTGCTTTTAGATAAAAGCTGAATTCACTAGCAAATGCAATACGTGCGGCCTGTTGTAGTTCTGTTAATTCGTTCATAATAGTATTTATAGTATGTCGTATCCGGCCTTACGCATAGCATACAGGCGGCTTTCCATGACATCTTCGTCGGTTGTGTCTGTGGTTTTGTCTGCCTGGCGCAAACGTTGTGCTAGTTTGACCAAATCAACTGGCTCGTGACGTTGTTGTTCACGTGCTTTTTGGCCAACACGTTTGACCATGGCTTGGTATTTGTCATCGTAATCAACTTCGTCGTCGTCCATCTCAGCTAGACCTTGCTTATGAATGAATCCACGACTATTTTGTGGAACATTTGTGGTGCAAAACTTGCCGCATACTTTGCCAGTTTTGTCAGTAGCGTGATGAGTCCACTCTAGATCATTTTTTG